CCATGCTTGCATTTGTTCTACTGTAACAGTAGGCTTACTTAAAATTTGCGTTGCTGATGTGCTTTTTTCGACTGTTTTTGTGTTTTTTATTCCAAAATAACTGCATATTCCTTTACATATTGCAGTAGCAAACTCTGACTGCTTAGTCTTTAGTATCTTGCTATCTTCAATATTTGAAATAAAGGCTGTTTCTAAAAGTACAGCAGGCATATTAGTGCCTGTCAATACTGTAAAATTGGCTGTTTTTATTCCTCGGTCTGCTCTTATTATCTCTTTATTTTCGTTTATTGATAACTTAATATCTGCAGATAACTTTTGTCCTTGCATTGAGCCTTGCGTATGATATATTTCAAATCCAAAGGCTGATTTGTTTTCTGCACTGTTACAGTGTATTGATACGAATATATCTGCCTTTTGTTTGTTAGAGATAACACATCTGTCTTTTAACTCAACAAATGTATCATCTTCTCTTGTCATGTAGACATTAAAGCCTTTTTCAAGTAACTGTGCTTTTAAAATCTTAGCAATGTTTAATACTATATCTTTTTCAAGTAATCCGTTTCCAACGGCTCCACTATCTTTTCCGCCATGTCCTGCGTCTATACATATTGTTTTACTCATTCTTTTTACCGCCTTTTTCCTTTAACTGTTCCAATATGTCTTTAAGTTTATCCGGGTATGGGACTCCTAATTTGCTCGTATTTTCAAGGACTGATACCCCCTCATTGGATGCATAAAAAAATATTATAGCATTCCTTAAAAATTGTGAGCCAAGAGCTTTATCAAGTTCAAATCCAACCCAGACAAGTATTAATATGATTATCTTTTTTAGTAGTCCCTCAAAGCCTACACTACTATTTAATTTCTTATTTTTGATAGCAACTGCACAACCTGTTATATAGTCTGCTACTATGAGCACGATCAACAGCCTCAATGCGTCATCAAATCCGCCCAATACATTTGCTATTGCTCCAAGCACTACGGCAATTACCGTATATGCTGCCTTGCCTGTACTACTTACATTATCTAACATAATATTATCTCCTTGTTATATCATTTTATTTATTGATTATTTTTTATTTATTGCTGTAAATCATTGAAATTCTCTTCCCGGATAAAATTAAAGGGTAAAAAAGGCAATAAAAAAAAGACCTTTTTAGTCCTCATCTATTGCCTTTTTTATATTATTCTTTTTCAAGAATGTCACATAATTCTTGATATTGTTCTGCTGTTATTCTATCTCTTGTAAGAAAAATATCAAGTTTAGTTTTAAAATCTTCTATTTTTTCAGCATTCTTTTTCTTGTCTTTGGCAAGTTTTATAGCAGTTATTTTCAAATATTCAAATATTTTTATCATCTTTATATCTCCTCATTCATTAATTTGTCAAATTCTTCATTTACAATTGTTTCTGCCATTTCTTCGATTTTCTTTTGAAGTTCTAACTTTTCTTTGTCTTCAATGATATTGTTTTTATCATCATATGCAAGTTTATTCATATCGCAATATTGAGATACTTCAACAATTTCAAAGTCTATTGTATCAGTAGTGTATAATGCTCGAGCATTTAATATATGCTTTTTTCCTTGCTCATCTCTCTTATAGTTTAACAGTGCTTTCATTATTTCACCCCCTTTTTTGCATGAAAAATAAGCCCCCATTTGAGTGCTTAAAAATATATAATAAATTAAATTAAGCTATAAGCTTGTCATATTGTATCTTTGCATTTATCAAGCTTGTCTCAGCATATATTTGAGTTGTCGTTATGCTCTGATGACCGAGCAATGTCTGAATTATATCTAATGACATTCCTTTACTTAATAAATGCGTTGCGAAAGTGATTTAAACAACACTCCACGCCGACCAATTTCCATTAACCATTGCAACTTTTGCTACTGAATGAGGCGGGAATATAGCTCGTATCTCTAATGAAATTGTAGTTTCGTTGTAATAAAAAATATTTGCAAATGCCCAATCCCAATTACCTGTTGTAGGCACATTCTTATTTTGATAAAACAATTGAAAAAAGCCAGACGCTTTTAGATTTTTCGCAAATTCAAGAATATCAACATCTGTGCCTTGGACATTTTGTAATTGCTTGTATCTTGTTTTATCAAATTCATCGCTAAAAACAGACCAAGGGAAAAATGTTCCGTTTATACAATATCTTTTAAATAATTTGTTAGGTTCTCGCACACTTTGAGCGACTTGATAAAATACATTATCATTAGGATTACCCCAATATACATTTATATTCCAATGTGCAGGTATTGATTCATCATAACTTACAGGAGCATTTACACCACCTGCACTTATTGCGTATTGTCCCGGCTGATTTAAAGTATTAAAGTCTGTATTATTGGGCAAATGTATAATTTTCTCGACTTTATTATTCAATTGTTCTTTAAGTTTTCTATTTTCTTCTGTTATCTTGGTTAATTTTTCTTCAATATTATTCAAATATGTTTCTATTTCTTGAAATTTTGCATTAAATGAAGCACTTGCTAAATCGTCTTGAAAATTAAATTTTGTTATTTCATACCCCATTAATTTACACCCCCTAATATCACATAACTTGAGCCGTGTTGTATCAAGATTACTCTATCATTGAGTTTTGGCTCATAACTACTTAGTTTTTTAAATTCTCTTGCTGTATCTTCTCCGTCAAGTACAACAAGTAATGGACTTACACTTGTTACCGTTCCTGATTTGTTATACATGAATTATTCTCCTCATCTTGTGTTTCATTTTTCCGCCTGCTCTCAAATTGTCTATACTCCAACTTGTCTCAATATACTTATCATTGATATTAAATGTTTTTAAATTGATTGCAATACAGTTCAAATACCAATGTTTTGTATTAATTGCCGTGTTGATTTCAATATTTTCATAGATATCACTTGCCTGATATGCCTCTTTTTTAGTTATCTCAAATAATGTATCACTGTCTGTTACATTGTCTACTTCTTTAAAATTCACTATTCTTCTACCTCTTGACGCTGTAGACGCTACACTATCAGGATTGTTATTTTCATAAATTGCTTTAAGTGGCGGATTTATAGCAGCATTATTGGTCGTTCTCACAAATACATTTGGAACATTGAATAAATCTTGCTCTTGTCTCACATCTCTGTATACAATGCTTGTATTTATATCATCTGAATATGTTATTTCAACGTTTCTTTCGCTTGGCAACACATATTTTTTAGCATAAAAAACTCCGTGCTTGTCAGTGAGCAAGGAGCTGTAATTGATTAAATTTAATAGGTAGTTTATGACTTCTATCTTAGATGTACCGACTTTGAAATATATGTCTGCCTTGTTGGTTGCATTGCTCTCAATGAGACTGAAAGCATTGTCATATTCTTTTAACATATCTGATACATACTTTACTATATTGGTAAAGGCAGGAATAACTATGCTGTCTGTCAATTTATCTTGCTCTAATATGATACATCTATCATAGCAGGTCAATGTCCTTGTCTTTGCGTGTCTGTCTCTTGATGATGTAGAAACTAATACTGTTGCTACTACCTCATCATTATCTTTTATAGCTATATTCATATCGTTGTAGTTTTTTTCATCATCTTTTATAGTTATGTTGGCACTTATCTTTAATGTTGCAAGGCTGTCATAGTCAATACTGCAAGACTTTGGATATATATTTTTTACAGCTTTTAATCTGCTATCTAATAACTCATAACTGAAATTATATCTTCTCATAAGCAATCACCTATTCAAATTGTTTCATACTGTCTATTTCAATCATATCAAAAGACAGCTTTATATAGTCATCAAGTTTGTCACTATATGATACTTTTTTATGTGTAAGATTACAGATAAAAGCATTGCCTTTTCTATCTCTATATGCTACTTTTTCAGCGTCAAATAGTTTATATACCTCAACAATATCATCTTTGTGTACTAAGCAAGAATAGTTACATATCTGATAGTTTCTTTCATCTTGTTCAATATCAGCTGTAGGCTTGCCCAAATACTCCACTATAACCTTGCCGTCAGTGGTCGTAAAATCTGCAGATACTTCAAGATTAAGATTTTTTGTCTTGTTAGTTTCAAGATTTGTAAATAAAAATCCTTTTATTTTTATCTTCTCCGTTACTACATTGCTTGCATTTGACTTGTTGTCAACTGTCGTAATGACATAATAGAAATATCTTGTATCACTTTTTACGTTGTTGTCTTTGTATTCAAAATTTGTCTGAGTAGTGCTATATATCTCTTTATATTGTGTATAGTTCTCATCTGTACCCCTCATTAGCTTAAATGTAGCATTTGTTACAGCGTTGGCTTTACAGTTTATTATGATTGTGTCTTCTTGTGTATATGATGTTATTTTTGTATTAGCTGTCGTTACATAGTTAACATAAATGTCATTGCTGTATACATTACTGTTGCTCTCTTTTAGCTCATTGTATACAGTTACTTTTATATTTTTGATGTTGTCATTTTTAAATAGTATTGATTTTGAAGTATATGATGTCTCTGTTCCTCTAATTATTCCGCTGTCTTCTTTGAACGTCAGATATTCACCGTCAAAGTGATAACCGCTGTCCATTCGCAAATTTGTATCGAGCTTTTGCAGGTTATATATTCTTATTACTTCAAATTCAACTCTGTAATATCTTTGTAGATCTGTTTTATTCCAAGAAATTATTATGTTGTTTTTATCCAGTACGTTATTTACAGCATTTGTAGTTATATTTGGCGGTTTTAGTCCACCATAAAGGCTAAATTGTACTGTCTTTGTGTCTTGTTTTACTATGTCATATAATATATTAGTAACAGTAAGCTGTAATGTTGCTATTCCGTCCTTTAATGTGTTTCTCTGTAGCGTTAGACTTTTTTCAGTTGTTCCGCTTTTCTCGTATATCAATACATTATTTTGAAATACTTTCAAATTGTATGTCTGTTGATTTGTAGTGTCCCACGTTATTTGTATGTCTTTTTCATAGTTCCTTGGCACGTTGGCAGGCTCTAACGAATTTACCTTTACATAAGGTCTATTAGTTAGCTGCATATTTGTAGATAACTGTGACGAGTATGTTATTCTGTTTATCACCTTGCTTACAATCATTTTTACAAGATGATTTCCGTCATATAGTGTTATAGTTCCGGGGATAAAATATTTGTTATTTGACAATTCAGCACTTGGAATTTCAAAATCTGCTACTTTCGTATTGTTCAAATCAATATTGTATAGCTCCACTTTTGCAGTTGAGCCTGCAAGATTTGTACCTTTCCACGTCAACAAGCCATTTATAGCTGTTAGTTCTGTCAATTGTGGATTTGTACTTTTCAAACTTACGCTTGTATCTTCACTTGCCCATGAATTTTCACTTAGAGTATTGTTATTAGTGTATTCGATTTTTAACGATATTTTTACACTGGCCTCTGCTATTCCCTCGGTCGCTATGAAGTCAGTAGCATTTATCGTATATGATGTTTCTGTTGTGCCTGTATACGTCTTAGTAGTGTTCCCCTTTGTGGCTGTTATTGTGAATTTATCTTGCATTGTACTTGCCCACTTGAGGACTATTTTTTCAAAAACACTACTTCCCTCAACTCCTGTTATTTTTACTGTTGGAGCTGTATTCGTTTCTGCTGATAATGTAAATTGTAACGCTTTGTCGCCGCTCCAATTTGTAGCGAAACTAAAGGGTTTAATTGCATTTATGCCGCCGCTTTGATATAGATTGTCTATTTCACGATTAATAGAATGTTCAAATGATGATAGGCCTACCCGAAATGTTATCCTTGGACTTTGATATTCGCCTACATTAATACGTCCCTCGGCTTTATCACCACCCGACATGCTATATAACTGCACACGATATATTGCTAATGTTATCTTGAATAATGATTTATCACTTATTCTTTGCAACATACTGTCATAATTGCTAATATTGCCGTTTAAATATACTTTTCCATATCCTTGTTTCATGCTATATCGCCCCCTTTCTCGCTAATTCTCTTTGTGTATATGGCTGTTGCCTAATTTCTTGTGTAAGTGCGTTTATGGATGATAGGATCTGATTAATTGCTGATGAGTAGTCTGTATTTCTTGAAAAATCCTTATTTTCACTTGCTGTCAATACTCTTTCGCCTTTGTGGAGCTCTGCTATATAGCCGTTAAAAGGTACATAATTGAGTCCCTCGGCATGTGAGCCGTCAATACGTCTATTATCTCTACTTGATGAACTTTCTCTTTCATTGATTTTTTTCTTGCTGTCTTCCCAAAAAAATAATTTTTCCTTTATCCAATTGATTTTTTCAATAAACCAATTTTTCAAATTTTCCCAAAGACCTTTTATTCCATCCCATAAATTTTTTAATAAATTTGCTCCAGCATCAAAAAATATCTTACCAAGATTTACAAATATATCTTTTATAAATGTTACTGCTGAACCGATTGCAGCCTTGATAAATTCCCAAAAATTTTTAATTACTTTTATGAAACCTTGGCGGACTTTGTCCCAATCGCCCTCGACTATACCCATTACAATATCTATAAAACCTTGAATTATTCCAACTATATTATCAAAAATTGGTTTTATGAAAGTTATGATGCTCACTAACGCTTTTTTTATTTCTTCTCCGTATTTTTCCCATAGTGTTTTTATAACATTCAGTATAGCGTCTATTGTTATTTTTAATGACTCAAATACAAATGAAATAACTCCTGCAAGTTGTTTCATAGTCTCTTGAAAATCTTTTGCTCCTGCTCCTGTATCTTTAAAAAACATTGATACAAGACCTGCAAAAAATTTTAAGACTTCAATTACAACAGTTACTACACCTCTTATTACTGAAAATACTACTTGAAATACACTTTGAATTTCAGGCATGTGTTCCAATATAAAGTCCAATACTAATTGTAAAATAGGTAAAAATTCGTTGGATATGTGCATAAATACAGCTGAAAAACTTGATTTGACATCTGCTAATGTATCTCCAAATTTAACATTAGCTTTTACAGCGTCTTCACTCATTACAAGTCCAAGGCTGTCAGCTCTATTTTTAAGCTCTTCAATCCCTTTTGAACCTGAATTTAAGAGAGGGAGCATATCGGAATATGATTTACCGAGTAATTGATTTCCAAGCACATTACGCTCAACACTGTCAGGCATATCTGCAAGTTTTTTCATAACTGTATCAAGCATTTCACTTGGTGATTTAGTCTTAATCTCTTGCATGGATATTCCCAAAGCTCTAAAAGCCTCTTCATTTGATTTGGACCCTGTTTTTGCTCCATCCATTGCAGATGATAGTTTTTTAATTCCAACTTCAAATTTACTTACATCTGCCCCACTTTGGTCTGCAGCATACTTCCAACGCTGTAATTCTTCTCTATTTACTCCTGTACGCTCTGAAAGTTTATCAATAAAGTCAGCCGTCTCAGCGGTTTTACTTGCAAGTCCAATCATTCCGCCGATTGCCACAGAGGCGGCACCGGCAATTGCTACTCCAAATTTTGCAGCCTTGCCTACTCCTGCAAGGAGTGAGTTTCCTGTTCTTTCCGCATTTTCTTCTGTCTGATGTATGCTCTCATTAGCTCTTGCATTATCTACAAATATCGTGCCAAAAAGTCTAAACAGCTCCATTTTATATCACCTCTTTCCATTCAAAATTTAAAAGCTCTTTTACTTCATCAAGGATCTCATCAGAGCTTTTTCTGTTATTTACAGTCATTTTTAAGTAAAATTCATTAAATGTTATAAAATCATTTTCGCTCATATATGGATAAATACTTGCATATAAAGTAAATGCACTATCTTTTCTTGTTTCTTCGTACGCTTTAGATATAAGCTCCATTGCTGTGCTTATGTCCAATGTATATAAAAACTCGATATTTGAATATCTTTGCAAAATAACGTCATATACGTCTACTTCGTCAATTTGCCAGCTTGTTGAAAAAAATTTTTAATACCATCTATATTTTTCAATTGTTCAAATACCTCATCCAAAGGCACTTCCAATGCTTTTTCCTTTTCTACTTCAAATATATTTGATATTAACTCAGACACTTCGTCTTCAACTTTATCTATATTTTCTATGATATAAAATATGACTTCTTTTCCAACTGTTTCCGCTTTTTCTTCCCATTTTATATCTGCATTCTTAAGATCTATTTTCTTTATTATTCTTGACATTAAAAATGCGTCTTTTATATTCGGTTTTCTCATTTTCTTCTCCTTAATTTAAGTATAAAAAAACCACTCAATTTGAGTGGTTTTAGTTTATAATTCTGTACAACCCTTTCGTTTTGCAAGTTCTTCTAACCTTTCTTTTATTTTTTCAACATCTTTAATTTCTACCAAGCTACTTGGAAGTTCTAATTTAAATATTTCATTATCTTGTACTTTTTCTATACTTGTATAAGATAATGGAATCCTTAATGGCATAAGAATTTCCATACATAATGATTGAAATTTTTTACTTTCTCCTCTTTTGAAAGCAGCTAATATACAAGCATTTCCTGTTTCATTTTTACATATTATCATAGTTATTCTCCTTTGTCTAATTATTTTATTTTAACTATATTATATATTTTTGAAACCGTCAATGCTTTCTTCAATTTTACTACTCTTTCGGATAATATATCTTGAAAGGCGGCACATCAAGGGTCTTCGTATCATATGTGCCAACAAAATTTAATGCAATAACAGCCTCATCCTTGTCTTTTGTTTGCAGTGTGAGTCCGTCAATGTTAAGTGCATTGTATATTTGAATTATTACAGGTTTTTCACTGCCTGAAATTTTCCCGACGAACGTTACATTCTCTATATAGTCCGCCAATTCTATATAGTTTTTTGCAGTTATTATCGAATATCCCTCTGTTGTGCTGTCATCTACCGCATTTGTAGCTGTTAGACCTTTCGCAAGTGTTTCCTTATTAATTTCAAGTATATTTGCGGACAATGATACTTCCCAACTGTCTATCACTTGCAGTCCTTTTGCTCTCCCTTTTACTCCATCCACTTCAATTGAACGGATATTCGGTTTTGCCGTGAATTTTCCGCCGCCTCTTGTTGCTCCAAGTAGCTTTGCAATAGCAGTTTCAAAAGTATCTGTTCCAACTTTGAAATTTGCAAAAAATGCTCCGGCATCAAGCAGTAGATTTTCCGCAGTTTTATCGTTAAAACCGCTATATGTCTTGCTTTTTCCCATTTCTATCTCCTTTCTATCGCCCTAATTTCAAACATTACTGTATATCTTTTCAGCTCTATATGCTCCGATTTTGTATTTATAGTTCTGTCGTAATACATTGTAAATTGAATGTTTTCATCAATATAACTTGTTTTATCAAGCTTTTTCAGTTTTCTCTCCAATTCGTCAATATTTACAGTCGTTTGAGACTTATCCCACACATCCACATCTAAAAAATAACTGTGTATATCTCCGTTATTCACAGCATTTTCAATGTTATACACAAGGTAAGGGAATGGACTGTCATCTTCAGCAATTTCAAGATACACATTTTTGCATATCTCAAGTAATATTTTTTCGATTTCAATCTTTAAATACTTCATGACTCATCAGCTCCCACTTCGTCATTTATCTCTTCTACATCGGGATTTTGCTCATTCAATGCAGATAGATATTGACTTTGTATTTCTTGTATTGTGCTGATATTTTCTGTGACCGTGCTCCGCAATATACCTCTTTTTGGCTGATTTTTGTCTCCAAGTTCGGATAATGCACCGTACCAAGTGTCGTGTTTAAAGCCGATTTGTAGGTCATTTTCCCTTTTTCTGACCCAATATTGAGTAGATAGACCTAATCTTTTCAGTCTTTTCATATATTTTGACTTTTTAAGCTGCTCTATCATTCTCTTTCTTAAAAATTTTGCTGTGTCTCTTAATGCCGCTCTTATGAGATTTTCCAATGAATACTGCACAGCGTCAACATTGCTTTCAAATGTCACGCCGTTTCTGTTTATTTTCATTTTTGCGTTAGGCAGTGCCAATATTTACACCCCCATATACTGTTATTTCAAGCTGCCGTTTATTCTTTCTATATGTTCTAAGCACTTGATATTTAACTTTGTTATATACAAGCTCTTTTTCGTTTTTATAGTCAAGATAATCGGCAATTTCAAACTTTAATTCGGGCTTTAAACCTGTTGACTGTGCTTGATAAAACTCATTCATACCTATACTTAACACCTTTGCAAATACTGTTCTTTCAGTTTGCTTTTTCTCTCTGCCTTGTCCGGGGATATTTACAGTTGTTTCTTCTCCAAGCAGTTTTATTTGCTCATCATACATTGTAATCACCGCTCATAGCAAGAGAATTTCTGAGCATTTCATAGGCATTTCTGTATCTGTCCGCCTCATCTTCAAAATTCAAGTGCCATTTAACATATAATTTAGCAGCTTGAAGAATTAGCGGATCTGTATCTTCTATCTTTTTTATTCCTACTCTTTGTAAGTCGAGCTTACAAGCGTCTATATGCTCCTGTATGTCACTATCTATACCGTCATGTCCTATTCTCAGTGAGTGTTTTATTTTTTCAAGCATTATATCACCCCATTAAATGAGGGAGCGGATTACTCCGTTCCCTCTAATAGTTTTAACAACTCATCCTTTTTAGCTTTTTTGTCATACTCAATGCCTTTTTCATCAAGCATTTGCTTTATCTGAGTTGTTGTAAGTTCAGTATGATCATCTTTTTTAGTTTGTTCGTTTTCTTGTATATCTTCTATAGCTGCAACAACATGTGCAGCTATAAAATCTTTTATTCTCGGCTCACTATCTGTCAATATAGTGCCTACAGGGATATATTCTTGAGTTTTAGAGTTTAAAAAACCGTCTATAACTCTATATTTCATCTATTAAACCCCCTTAACGATGTATGCAAAGGCTTTTGTGTCGTATACTCCGCCATCATGCACTTCGTAACCTACAAAATCTGTAGTTCTTTGTTTTGCGTGTTGGTCTGTTACAAGTTTCATGCCCTCTTGAACATTTTCTTTGTATCCGCTCGCCATGTTTCCTATTAGTATTTCATTGTCTTTCATTGCGTCTTCTTCAAAGACTGGTATACCTAATATTCTGCCGACTCCACCCACTGTTACATCAGGTATAAATAGCGGTCTGTCCATTTTGTCCACTATGTTTGCAAGGACATTCCAAACAGTCGTATTATTCGCATATATTTTAGCACCGCTCTTATATGCTGATTTTATCTTCGACATAGCATTTGTAACGTCTTTGTATGTTAGTCCTGTAGCTGCGGCAAACTCTACCTTTTGTGGTGTTCCGCTTTCAGCCTTTATTGCTGTTACAACTCCTTGAGGATATTTTGCGTCACCGGCACCGTTAACAAATGCTCTTGCCTTAGCATTTCCCATTCTTTCGCCGATTTCTCTTTGAATATATGGAATAAACTCATCTACAGCCATAGCTTGTAATTTCCATGTTACTGTAACTGATTTTGCAAGTTCCTTTCCTCCGAGTGTAAGCTCTGCAAATTCATTTTCTTCGTCTTTTACTTCTGTATCTTCTGAATAGTAGTCAGCGTCTCCGTCTTTGACTTTTGTATGTTTTGTATATTTCACGATACCTTTTATGTGTGTTGATTGTACGTCGTTTAGTATCGGATGCAGTTCTTTCATTGTATTTTCGATTCCGGCAACGACTGTTTTAGGTATCATTATTTCAGTGTTGGTAGTGTTGTGAACATATACATTTTCGGGGTTGTACTTGTTGTATATTACTATTTCTTCATTTGTCAAAGGCTGTAGTAATGCGGCTTTAGCAAATACTTTTTCATATGATATATCTTCTTGTTGATTGATGTCTGAAACAACTTTTGCACTTGGAACATCAACAGATTGATTTGATATATCAATGTTAGTAACCTTGCCCTCTAATGCTGCAAGATTTGCCTGCTCTTTTGCTATGTTTTCAAAGTCTGTGTCAAACTTTTCAATCTCTTCTTTTATTGCTTTTAGTTCTTCGAACTTTCCTGCATCTAACAATTCTTGTGCTTTTGTTAATTTTTCGTTTCTTAGTTTCAAATATTCTTCTCTTTTCATTACATAATCTCCTTTAATTTTAATAGATTTAGTTGTTCCTGCTCTTTTTCAATTTTCATTTTGTTGATTATCTGAGCAGGTATTATATTAGCTTTAAACCCTGCGACTAACTGCATATTGTTGCTCACATCATTTTCTATAAACAAGATTTCATCAATAAAACCTTGCTCTTTTGCCTCTTGAGGTGTAAACCACTTTTCACTGTTCATCATTGATAGTAGTTCTTCTTTGGTTTTTCCTGTTTTGAGCATATATGCGTTTGCTACTACTTCATTTGCTTGCTTTAGTACCGTGCTTAGATGTTCCATATCCCTATAGTCTCCACTTCCATACGATGATACGTTGTGTATCATCATTTGAGCGGTTGGAGCCATTTTTACTACATCTCCCGCCATCGCTATAATGGACGCACAGCTTGCGGCAAGTCCTGTTATAGTAACTGTTTTTTTGCCTTTATGATTTTTTATCTTTGTATAAATTTCACTTCCGGCAAAAAGACTTCCGCCCGGAGAATTTATTTCAATCTCCAATAGCTCATGCTCATCGGATATAGCTTTTATCAAATCATTAATGCAAAATGACTCGATTTCAAACCAGTCATATATCCATTTTTCATCGTTTGATACTATAGTTCCTGCTATCCTCACCTTTGCCATTTATTCACCCCCTTTCTACTCATCTGTTGGTCTTGTGTCGAGTCTTCTTATATACTGTTCTCCGCCCTCGATAGGTGCAAGATTGAGTATTTCTCTTATTTCATTCGGATTTAATATGCCTCTGTCAACAAATTGAACTAAGCCTAATTTTGTTGACATACTTGCAAATGTCAGATTTGAACTTTCAAATACAATCTTATTTCCGCAGCCTCTTTCTCTTCTTGTGAACAACTTTCTTGTGTATTCTCCCGAAAGCTGTGTTATGACCGGCTCGCATTCAGCCTCATAATATGAAATCCATTCATCTTCGTTGTAAGAAGATTGCACTATTTTTTGATTTGTATTAAAAAAGCTGTATATCCTTTGTGTTGTTCTGTCTACAAGCTGAGCGTTAGGTACGTAATCTTTAGGATCTACTTGTTGTGCGTCAAATTTTGAGTCGGTTGCCGCCGCTCCTGTCGAATTGCCGTCTGAACCGTCCTCGATTTTCAAAAAGTCGTCTACAAATACTTGGGTCTGCTTTTTCAAATCTTCGGGTTTCATTGCAACATGGAATTTCAAAAGCCATCTTATTACAGACGAGTTTTTAATTGCATTTACAATACTTTGGTCAGTTGTTCCAACTACTTCCATAAGTTGTGTCAATGCAGGTGCGGGATTGTCTCCGAAAATGTCGTCATTGCAAAAATCACGTCTTAAATGTATTACATCTGAGTATTTGAAAGTGTAATTTCTGCCGTTTTTTGTAAAAAATCTAAGATATAAGTTGTATTTATCATCTTGCAATAAATATACATTTGAAGAGTTAATTGGATATATTGCAATTGGAAATTCATTCTCGTCACGCTGAATATACGCAAATGCGTTGTTGTTCAACATTAATTGAACTGTCAATTTCTCTTGTAATACCTGTCCTGTCATGAATGGATTTGGCTCTTCAAGTAAAAATCTTATATATGGTTCAGGATTTACCTTTATTCCACTTTTAGGATCTTCTCTTATATGCTTTCCTAAGATTTTTCCTATAGCTTGTGCTTTTGGTCTGATACACGACCTTACTATGTCGGATTTATACAATTTTCCGTCATAATTAAAAAAGCCACTTCCTGATTCAGTAATCATTTTGTAGCTTGTAACAGTAACCATATTGTTTTTGAAAATATTTTTGATTTTGTCTATTACTTTTATTTTTTTCACCCCCTTTAAATTAAACTTATATATTCATCATAGTGTCTTTCAAGTACAACATAAGCGTCTAATAGACTTGCAAAGCCGTCTATTCTACGTTTTGAGTTACTGCCTTTTATTGGCTGTATATTGTTGTTCTTATCTCTGTCTACAGTGACATTTGCAAGACACCATTTCAAAATCGGATTGTTATTATATATTACTTTTTTTGCCTTTAAGTCAGCTCCCAAGCTCTTCATTGGTGCTGATAAGGTCTTTTTCCCTTGCATTACTTCTTCCATAGCGGTTTTCCCGAAATAGTCTCTCATATCTTCAACATAATACGTTGAACTCCAACCGTCGTAACCGTGAAAAGGTATATATATATCGCAAACTTCTTTCATCTCCACGAACCACTTTTTGACATCTCTGTAATGTACCTTGTTTCCTTGAGATACTCTAAGTAGTCCCTGTTCTTTCCACTTGTCGTAAGGTATCTTGTCTTCTCTTACTCTTTCTTCCAACAAATCCTCTGGTAAAAAATACATCTGCTCTACATATATATTGCTGTCGTTTGGCAGCATAAATATAATAGTTCCACATGTAAGGTCTGTTGTTGATGACAGGTCACTTCCGCCTATTCCATAACTTGGTTTAAGCTGCTTTATGTCAAATTTTGCTTTATTGTTTATGTCATCAAAATTAAGCCAAGCCTCTGTTGATGTTTCTCTGATGTTAAACTCTTTACAGACAAGATTTTTTACAAGTGAGTTGTTTTCCTTTGCTCTTTCTACCTTTTCTTTCAACGTCCTCAGATTTTTTATAGTTCCAAGTCCGGGATTTGCCTTGTACCAACTCTGCTCCTCAGTCCACTCTTCTCTTGTATCTAATTCGTATACAAAAAAAATAGAGCGTTCATCAGTGTAACCCTCTTCTAATTCATAGCTGTTTATTGTCAGCTCCGCCTCTTCGTATATTTCATCGTATATATCTTCTCTTATCGTTCCTGCGGTACTGCACATGAATATTAGTGGCTGTTCCCTTGCAGTTATACCATCTGCCATTATATCATATAGCGGTCTGCCGTTTTTCCATTGATGAAATTCATCCATTAATACACCGTGGATATTAAGTCCGTCAAGTGTATCGCTGTCACTTGCAAGAGGCTTGAATATTCCGTCGTTAAACTCTCTACTGTCCAATTCGTGAGTAAGTGGCTTAATTCTTTTTCTAAGTGTTGGGGACTTCCTAACCATTGATTTTGACTCTTGCCATATTATCTTTGATTGGTCTTTTTTGGTCGCCACAGCATATACTTCCGGACCGCTCTCACTGTCACCTATCTGCAGATACAGTCCTATAATCGAACCAAGTAGTGATTTACCATTTTTTTTGCCTATAATTAAAACTGCCCGTTGATACTTCCTAATTCCGTTTATATTAATAAAACCGAATATGGTTGCAAGTATTGCCTTTTCCCATAGTTCCAATACTATTTTTTTACCGCCTTGTTTTCCTTTACTATGACGGCAAAAATTTTCGGCAAACTCAATAATATGATTTGCTCTATGTGCCGAGTAATACCATTCAGATTGCTTGTTTTCTAAGTCACTTTTGATTTTTACAAATGTCTTTTTTATTTTGACAGATACAATAACTTGTTTTTTCTCTATCTGCTCACAATACTCTAAAATAGGATTGTATTTTTCTGAATATCTTCTTATACCGTTTGCGGTTGTTGTAGGCTTTTCCTTGCCGTATATTATGTCTTCATCTTCTCTTATATAGATATTAGCTTTGGTGATTTTACATTGCTCTTTTCTCCTACTTTTTTTGATTGTTGGCTTTATCTCTTTAGTCAAGTCTACCACCTACAAATTCATCAAATCCGTCTGATGTCTCTTTTTGGATATCTTTTGGCAGTAGATTTATCAATTCTTTTATAACTGTGGTGTATCGTTGGATCATAGTGTTATAAGATTTCAAAGCAGGATTTTCTCTTAGTATAGTGTAGCTCCCTTGTTGCATTTCATCTATTGCTCCATTTTCGTCAATGAAAGATTTCAGCTCTTTGAGTGTTGATTTCATATATGCAGCCTCTTCAATTAGTCCTTTTGCACTCAATTTTTTGTTTTTATCTATGTCTTTAAAGATTTTTGTCAGCCTTGCAATCTCATTCTTTGTTTGTCTATCTTTAGCTACATTCTTCTTTATCTTCTTATCTTCATCTACATCTTGTTTTAAAACTTTATCTTTTACTATCTTTGTCTTTTTCTTGCTTTCTTTTTTAGCCTTTTCACTCGCTCGCACTCAAATCACCACCTTTCATTTTTGAGGGGGGGTTATGTGAAAATTACATTTTTATTAAACGAAAGTCCCCCCTTCGGTCCCGGTGACTTTTTCTCAAACTACCGAACAGGGGGGAGTGGCTGTCCGTTCTCGTCAAAGTCTCCGGCAAAATTTTTCTTCAAAGTTTTTTTGTTGTGACATTCTAAACACAAATATTGAAAATTCTTATGGTCAAGGCTTATGTCTGGATTGTCAATATTACTTGGTGTCAGTTCCTGTTTGTGGTCTACTATGTAGCCTAATCTTTTTTTACAATGCTCACACATGCCGCCGTCAATGTTTATTCTTTCTGCTATGAACGACGCTCGGCACTTTATCCATGATTTGCTGTGATAGAATTGTTTTGCAAATTCTTTCGCCATTTTATCTTCCTTTCAGCAATCTTTCTTTTGCTCTTCTTAAATACTTATCTTTTATTTTAATGTTCTTTCTTATCATGTGTAGCAGTATCTTGCAGCCTTTATATGTTGGTATATGTGCGTGTGTGTTGAGTGTAACATTGACAACGACATATCCATACGACTTTTTAATTATTTTGTATTCCATAATTTTTCGCATTAAAAAAGCACTCTCAAATAATTGAAAATGCTTTAAAAAAAAATTTATTTTTTTATAAAAAACTATTGACTTTTACGGTACGTAATGATATAATATTTGTATAGAAAGGAGGTGAACAAATGTTAGAGATAATAATAACAGTAGCTAACTTAATAACAGCTCTGATAAATGCCGCCACAGCATATCACCTGTATAAGTTAGCTACCAAAACAAACGGGGAATAAAATCCCCGCCCTCTCCGGAGGGCTAAGTATATTATATCTCTAATGTTGATATTATGCAACTATTAACACTTATCATATCAATATCATCTTTAATATTAAGCTTAGTAGCTTTTATTAAAGTAAGAAAGGTCAAATAGTTTATGGATGTTAAGCCAATTAAACTTGTTCCAAAAAAAGCTGGGAATGGATATATTTCCAGTTTTACCATCAACATATCATTAAAGGAAGCTCTACAGCTTGGTTTTATCAATGAAGATAAAACTATTAATGATATTGAAAAAGTTATTGATAATGATAACTTGATAATAAGAAAAGCACCTGCAAAATAGGTGCTTTTCTTATTAAACTTCATATACTATAACAAAAAAGCCTTGCATTTGCAAGACTCTTTTGCTACATAAATTTTATAATTAGGAGTAACTATGTGTTATTTTCACAATATCATTATATCACATTCATTTACGACATTTTACGACATCTTATATATTTTTCATTGCCTCTAACGCTTTTCCGTGTAATCTCTGTACATGCCTTGTTGTATAGTGCATTGAACCAGCTATTTCATCAAAGCTTTTGTTTAATAAGTAATATTGATATAAGATAATCTGATATCTTTTATCATCTAACAACATTATTTTTTCTCTTGCTCTCTGTTTATTTTTGTACAGCTCTTTATATTTTTTCGTAAGCTCTTGCTCTTGTGACATTATCTCGCAAATCAAATCTTCTTGTGTTTTGACGTTTCCGCCTTGTGTATGCTCTTTCGTATAATCTAAGCCTCTGATATACATCAAGTCTTTTTTTAACAGTTCAATCTCTGCTTTTTTTGTATTGATAAATTCTTGAGTATATCTAAGCCTTTTTAGTTCTTTTTTATTCAATATATCACCTCACTTACATTATTCAAATAATGACAATATATTGTGTATAGCCTCTAATACTATATTGGCTTCAAACTCTTTTGGACTGGTATAATAGGCTATACTGTCCATACTGTCTATATATTTGCTTGATTTCCAAGCTTTTATGTCATCCAAATCCCAGCCTGCACCTAAAAGATGTATCCATTCAAAACCTTGCTCTTTTACATATCTACATACTTTTTCAACTCTCATAGCCATGTGGCTGTCTCCTCTTATCCCATTATTAGAGTACATGATCTTCTTGGATTTCCCTTTGTAAAAATCTACTTGTCTCTTCATATACTCTACATCTACTACACCTTTTTTCTTATCTTGTAGTACAGGTGTAATATCTTTGAATAAGTTTAATTTATTCCACTTTTGATAAAGTCTCATACTTTCTACTGCGTCAAGCCATCTGTCCGGAGCGACACATATAACATTATCTTTGTTATACTTTTCATAATACTTTGATAACTCTATCATATAGTTAGTGTCTATTTTTTTGTTCTTTTGGCTCATAGCAAAGCCACCGCTATCCAGTATATACAATGATTTATCATGTATCAATGTAGGTACAGTTGGATATGCAAAAAGTCTATTAATTTCATAGTCATATATTTTATCCTCAATAGCTTTGTAATTCGAAAAAACATATATCATAGAAATGCCCTCACACATGCCAACCTATCATCATTAGGCATAGTTACTCTTGTAATATTTCCATCGTAAAAATATGGCGGTCTTACTCCAAGCATTTCATTTCCATCTTCATCAGGAATGGCTCTTAAAAATGTTAGTTCTTCTTTTGTTTCTTCAAAGGTCCAACTTTTTATTAAGCCAAAACCTTGACTTTTTTTCTTGCCTATAAAATGAACATGGTTTAAACATTTCTTAATTTCTTCCATATTACCGTTTACATACCACGTTATTTTATTTACAAGATATATATTTAAAGCATTTCTAAAATTTTTGTATTTACCTTTTCTTGTTACTACAGTCTTTGCCTTTGACTGTAGATAATCTTCCGCCTCTTTCTCGTTATATCTCTTGTTATAAAATCGCTCATCTTCTGCGACTAATTCAGCAAGAGCAAAAGAGCAATCATAGTACCATGTATTATTTATATTTTTCCGTTCAATTGGCAAGTCAAAGTCTGTCGGAGTATCAAATGGCACTCCAACAAGTTCAGGATGATGCTCTTTGACATATCCAACATAAACCAATGAATCCAAAGGTAAATATGGGACGGAAGTTGCTATTCTTCCGTCATTCATCTCTGCAGTTACTTTTATTAACATTTTACTTTACCTCTATTGTGCTTAAATCAACATTTTTTACATACTCTTCAAATTTATTTATTAAATCTTCTGTTTCTTTAGTTTTAAATATCATTCCATCTTCATCTACGCTTATTATCACTTTATCATCAACAGTGATTTTTGCTTGGAATCTGCCAAGACCGACGTTCTTTTTACCACCCAAATAAGGTGATTTAAACATCTCTTGAATTGATGATAATAAGCAACCATATTCAACGTCATTTAGCTCTTCGCATTGGATAAGGCTGTATAATTCACTACCTGCATTTAGCACTTCGATTGAATATCTCATCTGAGTGCTTGCTTCTCCTTTTGCCTTATCTTTTTGCTCTGTCTCTGTTCTAAATTCAGATAGTTCATCTTTTTTAGAATCATCAAATCTTGTGTATTCTCTTTCGGATGTCAGCATTCTACAAGGCAATTTACATTTATCTTTTAAATCAGCCGGTACAAGCTCTATCGTTTCTTCACAAAGCGGATAAGCGTCAGATACATATATCTTACCTGATAGCAATGCATTTCCAATGCCTCCACCAAGTATTGATATAAGTGGCAATTTTTCTCTTATGGTCCTTGCCTTTTCAAGATCTACTTGTTGATTTCCGGCTATATTACCGCCTGAAAACAATAGATAGAATAAATCATTGTCCACCTTTCTACCTTGTAGCGTTCTTTTTGCTCCACAATCTCTCAATTGTCCTCTGATTGCATTGCCTGTATACAGTACGACTTCTTTAATTTCACCGTCTTTAAGTATCTTTTGAGTATTTAAAAATGCGTCTATACCTTGAGTTTCTCCTATGTGGCTTAATGCACTAATCAATTTATATTCTATGTTTAATTTTTTCATTATATTTCCTCTCCTAACTCATCTGCAATTTTAAGTTTCTTTTCAATTTCCAATTTCTCTCTTACAAGCAGTATAACAAAATTTGTATGATTATACAGTTCATTCAATACTGCTTTATTATCAGCATTTTCTATTTCATTTGTCCAAAAATAATTTTTTCTTTTTTCTTCTCTTTCAACAAGTGTACCGTCTTCAAGCTCTATTGTTAGTTTTTCTTTTTTGTTATCATAATTCATAAAGCGTGGCTGAATACTGCTTGTTTTAAGCTTTTTCTTGAAGTTTTCCAAAAAGTCCAATATTGTTATTGACCTTTTTGCACTTGCTTTCACCTGTCTTTCTATAATGCCCCACATATCAGGAGTTACCTTGAATTTGCTGGTATCTCTTGATTTAAAGACTGCATATACCAAGAGACTTGACAATGCCAAATTTTCATTATTTGTTTCAAACCCATAAATCATTTAATCTTCTCCTTTCTGTGCAAGATGCACTGCTAATTTATAGATTTTTTTATTTTTATATAACTCCAATCTTGATACAATTTGTAAAATCTCGTGTACCTTATTGGATTTCATAACTTTACTACTATTAAGATTAAGACTTAATATTTCAGTCTTGGTAAAATCAAGCTTTAATAACAATTCAATATCATCTATCAGTGTTTTAAACAAATCAACATTAACGAAAACATCATCATTTTCAAATCTTACAATGATATTTTCATTGTTGAAATTTACTTTTGCTTTGATACTTAGCCACTTTTGACCTGATGTCGGAATACACAGTACAAATGGCGTTTCTTTTTCTTTATTAAGTATGATTTCTTTACATCGCTGTAAATTTGGATGTTCTGCACTATTTTCTGACGCATATATTGCATAGTTTCTCAAACTTGTAAAAGACAACGCAAATGCACAACATTCACATATTACATCGCTATTTCTATTTTTTGATATCTCTTGATCTACGAACGTTGGCTTTATTATGTTTTTTTTCTTAAATCCTTTTATTGTGTTTTTATTACAAAGATAGCAACTACCTTGGATTTCTCCATCTTCAAATGTATAGTCGTTATCTTTGGTAGTGGCTATCACTTTATTTTTAAACGCATTATATATAATCTCTGTAACTTTAATCTTCATCACCTCTTACTTTTACATTTAAAAATTAAATCTTTGTTGGCTTTGATATTCGTAATTAAACCATACTTTCTCTTTTGCCAAACCGCCGTATTCCTTTTGACAATTTATATAATCAGTATTCCAATCTTTTAAATACTCGTTATATAAAGCATTATCATATCCGCTTATCATTATCTTTGCTTTCATATCTATGATACGTTCAAGTAAATCAATATGTTCTTCTTTGCTCATCTCATACTTGTATTGCTTGCCTGCTCTTGTATCAAGTAAATAAGGCGGATCTAAATATATGAAACATTTTTCAAAGTTATGTCTTTTTATAACTTCAAGTGCAGGTCTATTTTCAATCTGCACTTCTTTTAGTCTTTCAACTACTTCCAATATCCAAGTAGGCAACTTGTTCCAATTATGCACGCAGTAGGCTTTTTCTCTGCCTTGTACATCATTTTTCCATCCTGTTTTTGTACATGTCTTAAAGCCGTGTCCCTGCCACGCTCGTATTAGCAGGTTTACAGCTCTTTGAACTTTATCTTGTGTATGCTCTTTAAATGCTCGTTCGTATACAGCTCTTGAATAAGGTATCATTTCAAGCTGTTTTACAAGCTCATCAGCATTTTCTCTTATTACTTCAAATAAATTCACAACATCATTATCAATATCGTTAATAGTCTCTATATTAGACTTTTCTTTATTGAAAAATACAGCTCCACTCCCAAAATAAGCCTCTACATAGCTATGATGCCTTGGAATATGCTCCAATATCCATGGCACTATTCTCCATTTTGCCCCCGGATATCTTAATATATTTTTCATGGCCATACTCCTTTCATTCATCATTCACGACCTTATCTCTTTTCTTGCCATTAAAAGGAATAGCATAATATTCAGACATGTCGAATTTTCCGACAGGTCGTGGCTCAACTTTGATATATCCTGCTCCCCAACGAATGCCTGTCCTTTCTCGCCTTTCCTTTTCTTCTTTTGCTATTTGTTTGTAAGATTTATTAATTCCTACATTTCTTTCTTGATTGAGGTATGTTCTAATGCTGCTTTCTTTTACATTCATTATTTTTGCTATTTCTTTTATACTTCTTCCCTCTTCAAAATATAGTCTTTGTGCCATTTCGTAAGTATATTCACTTTCTTTTTCCTTTTTCGCTCGTCCTCTTCCCATTTTTGTCAGCTCCTTTTCTTCTTATTCATAGTATCAAGTAATTTAGCTATATTTAGTCCTGTTTTTGTTAATACACTGTCATTTTTTATCAACTTATTTCTATTCATCAGTAAAAGCTCACTCCTTGATACTAATATAAGATTGTTTATGTCACAGTTTAGTTTATCTCCGTCTCCAAAAATCACAGAATATCCTGCAGGTATTTTCCCATAGTGCTCTTCATAGATTAGTCTATGTTTTAGTTTCCATACATCAGGATCTGCTATCTTTATTTCTATATATCCGTCTTTTGTTATTCTTTCCGAGCCTATCTCCCTACTATTTTTTGGAATATGTCCTTTTTTAAACATTGTAGGCTTACATTTTTCATATAATTCTTTAGACATCTGTTTCCCTTTGTTGTGCGGCATATTCCCTTTTTCAAATCTCCCTGTCTTTCCACTACTTATGTTATTTCGATACATTACACCTTTCATCTGATTTATTGATACAGGAATATTGAAATGTTCAGTAAATAGCTCCGCCATTTCTCTTGCACTTGCTCCCTGATGAGCTTTTATAAAATCAATATGCTCTTGCTCATATTTCATTTTTATCACTTATCCCTAACATTGGTATATTTACTTTTGTTGATATTCCCATATCAATCAAAAATTTTTGAGCCTCTAATGATAATGTAGCGTTTTCGATGACTGTGCTGGCTACATCTACTATTGATTTAGTCTTTTTAAGCTCTGTTTCAAGATTTTCACCTTTTAGTTCATCATCTTGTAGCCTTTCCATTTGCTCAAATAAAATATTATTCAAATCTGCTAATGTATTTCTCATTTGTTTTTCTCCTTTTTCTTTTATGCATAGTCCAAAAACATAACAGCTCCGTTAAACTTCACCTTATACTCTTGAACATCATCAGCTCTTATATACTTTCTTCCGTACAGCTCTTTCATATTCGCCCATATCCTTATAGGTATAAAGAAAATTTCATCCTGAATAGATATACACACCCCTGATTTTGCTCCAAGACTTTCATGTATTAGCAGTGATTGTATCTGCACATCAGTTAGTACACTTTGCAGCATTTTATCCTGCATTGTATGTTTCGCCTCGAATACTATACTCTGCCCGTTTGATAATGTGCCTTGAAAATCCGGCTCCGCCCTTGCAGTAAATCTACCTTGAAATACTCCATTTTGGAGCTTTTTCATCACCCTAAAAGGCTCAGGCACTTTTATAATGTGTGCAATATTTCTGTCTTTGTATATGACGCATGCTCTTTCAATAGACTGCTCAAATATATGACCTTGTGCATTACTTTTCATAGATGCATATCTTCTTATATCATTTCTCATAATCTGCTCCATTTTCCTTAATTTTCTGCAATCTCGTCATAAAGCGTCAGTACATTGTCTTCACTCATTTCACTTTGAATATCTTCAAAGCTGATTTGTCCGCTTATATGTTTCTTGCTGTTTGTTTCAACAAAACTATAATTGCCTGGTACATTTTTTATAGCAGCAATCAATGTCGGTCTTATGCTCTTTTTAGGTATAGTCGTCTTAATATCAGACGTTACCAACATTCCCTTTTCTTCGTATATGTTAAATTGTAGGTTTATTTGAATTTTCCTTGCCAATCTCAAATCTGCCTTTTCTTCCAAAAAGCTTTCAATTACCTTTTTCAGCTCCTTTTCAAAATTTTTCTGTAATTCTCCATCTTGAATTTCAGATAGATTTACATTGATATTTTGTATTTTCATCTCTTTTACTCCTTTCATTTTCAAAAATGTATTTATATATAGTTAGTTGACAAAATTACATAAAAAGTATAGATTAGTTTCAAAATGTTTTTGAAACCTACGTGGGTATTTTGCATAAAAACGTCAACTAAGCATTATTTATTGCTCATCTACTCTTTTTTTCTAAGTTTCAGATATATGCTCCAACCGGTGAAATCATTATAGACTGCCTCATATCCGCCTATCTTGTCTTTGATAGTCCAACCAGGATATTTCCTTTCCCAATACGCAATATCTATATGATTTGTTGCAAGGCTGATTATCTTTTTTCTTGTATATTTATAGTCATTTGTTCTACTTGTAGGATTGACAAGATTTTTCGAGCAAGTCCATCTCTTTTTTCCTCTTGGATCTTTGCTTAGGTATTTAGCAAGAGAAGTAAGACCTGTATTTTCATCTTCTTGTATGCGATTAGCATTTACAAATCCTATCTTTTTTCCTTGACTTTCCCCCTTAGTTCTCTTTTTTCTCCACAGCTCCTCTACCTCATCACGATTAAGACCGCTGTTTATGATGAGGTGATGATGTATGCGGACTATCTTCCCTGTCTCTTCATCTTCACTATGCTCAGTGACTGCTATATATTTCAGCTCGTCAAGTCCTTGTTTTTTTCTTGCTCTTTTGAGTCTGCGTATATAGTTTTGCACATTTTTCTCCGCCTTTTGGATATTCTCCGGAAGAGATGAGTTTGTGTATGTGAGAGTAATATACAGGTCATTATCTTTAAAATTCGCATGTATCTTTTGTATAAGATATCTCTTTGCATTTTTATCATTGAGATTTTTTTGCTTAGGCTCACTCTCCTTTTTCTTTTTGCTCCTCTTTCCTTTTTTTCTTTCAATATCTGTATATGGGTATATATCTACTTCCATATATGTATCACTACAGAATATTTTTTTCTCTCTGATAAAATTTCTTGACATTTTTTTCTCCAAATATTTATATCTTAGTATGATTTTGATACTAAGGTTGTATTATCTCTTGTAAATTATTATTATTTCATTTTATCTGCATGGTCGAAAAGATAATACCTAATACAAGTCCGAAAAAGTCCTAATTTTCTATTGATTTTTTCATATTTTCACTTGTATTTTATATAAATATTTGGTATAATATAAATATACTTGATATATTTATTTCTCATTTGATTGAGGATGATAAAAGGGGACTTCTGCTCAAGTCCTCTTTTATTTTGCTCATTTTGTATTATCTTTCCTGCTCTTATTGTTGATACAGCTCTATTTTTTCAACTGCTGCTATTATTACAGCATGTTTATTCTTGTCGAGTAGCTCTGCAGATATATTCCATTTCTTTTTTATATGATTGTATCTGTATATAAGAGCTTGTATCTTGTATTTTATTTCATTAAATATTACATATTCTTCCTGCTTAATTGCAGCTATTGCCTCTTGTTTTGTCATCTGCTCACCTCTTTAATCTCAGCTCTTCTTTGAGCTTTTGATTTTCTTTTTTTAAGATTTGCAGCTCTTCATACATAGTTACTTCACGTTTTTTTGACGTTACGATCTCTACTCCATCAATTTCTAATGTATATGTGTAGCTGTCGTTGCTCTCAGATACACATATATTCTTATTAAATTTTTCCGCCACCTCGCATAGTATCTCATATCCGTTAGGTTCGGATATGGTTATTTGAGTGTTAGGCTTGTGTGTAAAAAACATTCCATATATCAACATTTTACAGTCGTGAGACAGTGTATTAATCTGTCTCATATGGTATATTATTTTTTGTAGCTCATTCATTTTCTGCTCCGGATATTTTATAATCTATATTAAAAAAGACGGACACCAAAAAGATATATATCTATATCTAATCAATGTCCGTCTTGCGGCTCTCGCTTATTATTTTGTTTTAAAATTTTCTACTTTTACCTTATCTTCTGCAAAACTTATCACAGTCTTGCAGTTTTTCTTTATAATCTCTATAGTACGCTTTTTTTCGTCTATACAGCATACTGTCTTATTATCAGCATTTTTTACTATCATATATACTTATTCTCTGACGCATTTTAATATCTCTTTGCATTCACTTTCACGAATTTTAAAGAGAATTTCAAGCATTTCTGCATGCACATCATGATATATTTCAATTAATTTTTTTGATATACTTGCAACATCACATATCAATTTCTCATCTGCAATATATGCAGAAATGTTATTTTCATTAAATTTATCAATATCTTCTATTTTTAAAATCAATTTCTCATCTTTGTCAATTTTTATTTTAATATCATCAACGTAAAACTCAATCTTCATTATTTTTTTTGTAGTATTATTCATATACTGCAAAAGTTCTAATCTGTGACAACACCCCATATACTCATAATATTTCTGATAGTTTATGTCAATTTTGACATAGAGATTATTTTTAAATTTTTTTAAAATGAAATATTTTTCATTCGTTTTATTTTCTTCATAAATTTTAGTAACAATATCTGTTACATCATTATTTTTGTTAAAGATACTTACAAGCTCTTCAACGCAATCTAATGATTTGTCTGCAACACGACTAAATTCAGATTCCTTTTTGCAATTTTCTTTTTTTGCAGCAATTAACTTCATTATTTTTCTTTTTGTTTCTGATCTCATTTTTATACTCTCCTTATATGTTTTTTTATTCCCATACTGCGTTTAATACTTCTCTGTAGTGTTCTTCTTTCAACTTCACAAGTATTTCAGTAAACTCCTCTTGAGCGTCTGCATACATCTCAAGCATCTTTGTAGCAACGCTCAAAAACTCTAATATCATCTTTTCATCATTAATTTTTGAACTAAAGCTTTTAAAAGCTCCATCACAATCTCTGTAAACGGTTAATATTTCACTTAACCCAACCTTAATGCAAATAGATGAATTTACATTTATTCGCATTAATTCTGTTTTTTTATTTGTATCTTTATATAGAATTGTATTGCTATACAATTCTATTTTATTTTCAAAATCCCAACCTTGTTCCCAACTGGTCATTGTACTGAACACATCTCTGTATATATAAAATATAATATACGAATTGTTATGGAATTTTTTAAGCACAGCATACTCATCTAAGATTGTTTCTGTTTCTTTAAATCTTTGCAATATATCTGTTGTATTATTGTTTTCATTGAAAATACGTATTGTATCATCAATATATTCTTTTGCATTCATAGTCATTGTCTTCATTATTTTTGCACTTTCTTTGCACGCTTTTCTTGCTTCTATTAATTTTAGTATTTCTTGTCTTATCTTTCCGTTCATTTTTATTTCTCCTTATTTTTAAGTTGCCTAATCCCCCATTTGAAATGGGGGATAATTTCCTTTTTTCAATTAATTATCTATTGTTATATAATACCGGCTTGCCGTCTTTGCCTATCAGCGGAGTTATTCCGCCCTTATGTCCGCTTTTGTATATCAGATAGCACACAGAAGTCTCCTTGTCTGCTACTATAGTAAGTTCACTGTCGCATACCTGCTCCTCTGATACAGTTACAAATCTCTTACTATTACCATCATTATTTCTTCTACATCCTGTAACACTCATACATATTAACATTGCTGTTGCTATACTTAATATTTTTTTCATTTGCTCTTTCTCCTCTAATTTGACTTAATATTTAATTTATGTTATACTATCAATATACTTATTCTTTTAATTGTCCCTGTAGGATATTAGCTCCTACAAGGACTTTTTTATTCTATTCTTCAATTATGTGTTCAAATATATTATCATCCATTACCTTTGCTATGCCGAGCGTAAATCCGTGCGACTCATCAATCTCAGGCACATCTATCAGCCTATTAAGAGTTGTCCTCATAGTCTCATATATTTTTTTATGCACTTCCTTTCCCTTGTTTTTCCCAAGATGATATATAAGATCTTCCTTATGCTCCCTCTTCATATCATCATCACTAAGTTCACCTTGTAGCAGTATCTTAATCAATCCTGCCTCTTGCTTTGATAGTTCAATCTTCATCTCTATTTCTCCTTTTCAGTAATTTTTCAAGTGAATATAGCTCATCATATACAGCGTCGATAAGCTCTTTTTTCTCTTCATACTCTTCCTTATCTGTATATATGTTTTTTAACTCCTCTTGATATGATTCAACTGCAAGAGTGAGTATATATACTTCTTCTTCTGTAAGTCTTATTGATACATCTTCCACTTTCATCCACTCACCACCTTTTCTATTATTCTGCTTGGGAAATAATACATGCTGCAAAACATTCCTTGCAGGCCTATTATTCCTATAGCGTTACCTTGCTGTACTATCTCCCTTATTACATACTTTTCTTTGTGTCTTCGGCTGTATATCTTGATTTTATCTCCAACATACAGCTCATTGCCTTTCTTATCTTTTTGTTTAATCTTAGTTATTCTTATCATGCTCTATCCTCTTAATACATTGATGACATCTTCAATGTCACCTATTTCTCTTTTCAAAAAATTGCTCCTTTCTTCTTGTCCGTCCATCTCCTTTACACCGTCATACACCTTTAATAGTATGTTCTTCCTTATGCTTAAATGTGATATTGCCACATCCAATTGATAAGGACTTAGCGTCCTGCTCATGTTTCACCGCCTTTACACTTCAAAGCCCCTCATAAACTCCTTTATATCGTTGAGCATATAAAACAGTCTATTATTTATCCTGTAACACTTTAGTCCCTTTGTTCTCCAGTCATTTAAAGTACTATTTCCAATACCTAAATAACTTTTGACTTCGTTTACACTTAGTATAGATTTGTCTGTCTTTAATTTAATAGGTAGCCCTTGTATGTCATCTTCGATTATTGCATTTTCCATATCTGCTCCCCTCTATGCTCTTTGCATTACTCTTTCTATTTCTTCCATTTCCTTAGATAGTTGCATTCCTTTTATCATAAAATACAACCTTTCCTTATCTTCAAGACTTAGCTTTTTAGCCTCAATAGCTATATCCAAAGTGTCTATCTTAATTTCTTTCTTCAATTCTTCTTCTTTCTTCATCTCTTTCATCTCCTTTATAATGGTATTGTTTGGTACATTTTTTATTCACTTCTTGTACTTATATGGACATTATACACTTTATTTTTGTCCTTGTCAATCCTTTTTTTAATTTTTTTTAATAATAAAGGCTTGACTAATCCAATAATAAGGTGTATACTTATTTCAATACTTTAGATGAAAGGGGTGTATAGTTATCGAAACGCATGAAAGAGTAAGACAAGTAAGACAATATTTTAAACTCTCTCAAGAAGAGTTTGGAAAGAGATTGGGGGTAAGTAGATCAGTTATAAAAAATATTGAATTAAATCTGCTTGCAAAACCTGAGCAAAAATTATCATTATTAAAGTTAATATGCTCACAATTTGCAGTGAGCGAGGAATGGCTCATAGACGGTGTAGGTGATATGTTTAGCGAAACAAAAGACTCTTACATTGAAAAGCTTGTAAGACAATATGACCTTGATGATATAGACAAAAGCATATTACAAGCATATATTGACCTGCCTGATACACATAGAGCTATAATCAAAAACTATCTCAAATCATTTACTGCTATGTTGACTGCCAATGACAAAATTAATGAAATTGACATTGAAAAAGAAGTCCAAGCATACAAAAAAGAGCTTGAGATTGAAAAAAGGGCAAAGGCAAAATCCTCAGCCTCAATTTATACAAGCGAAGAAAAAAACGCTTAAACTTTCCATTTCTATGCCTTTTTCTTTGCAATATTATTTTTTTATAGAGGTAACTAAAATGAAAAAACAATTTGGTACAAACGAGGGATATATAGTGTATTGTGATGATGATTTACTAAGAATCACGATGCCTAAAAATCTTTTTGGGTTTGGTGGAGATATTAATGAAATACCAACATCAGAAATAAAATTTTGTGCTATAGAAGATTTAATAACAGGTGATTACCTGCTGACTTTTGTTGACAAGCAGGACAGAGTATGGCAGCAACTAAAAATTGATGAAAGAAATAATAATTTAGCCGAAAAAATAAAAGATTTTTTTAACAAAGATATATCTCCACAGGATTTACAACGAACTTTCTATAGAGAATTTGAAAGAAATATGCCAATGAAAAAAAGCAAACTAAGTCTTGCAGCACTTATCTTGGGTATGATTGCTTCAGTTATCTTAGTATCTGCTTGGTTGGCACCTGTCAAGGGAGACGAGTTTGCTCAGCTTGGAGCAAATATAGGAAGAGCTATTGTCATGCCGTCCGCTATTTGTACTTTAATTGCTGTTATTTTAAATGCTATAGGTTATTTTTTGACCAATAGAGCATTGACATTAACATCAGCAATATTTTATGTATTAGGCTTAGTTTTAATGCCTTTCTGGGGATTTGTTGGTATTCCGTCTATGATACTACAATTCGTAGCATTTGCAAAAATGAAAAAACCAACTGCATATTAATAGGACTTATTTTTTTAGATATAGATTTTATATAATTATGTTTTTAACTGTAATTGACAGCTCATTAATTAAATGCTACACTAATAGTAGCAGGGGCAACAATGACAGATATGTCCATTGTGCCTAAAACTCTACTACTTGTTGTGGTAGAGTTTTTTTATTGCTTAGAGGTATACATATGAAAATAACGTCATACAAGAAAAACGGCAAGACATACTATAAATTCAATGCTTATCTTGGTCTTGACGAATACGGAAAAGAAATCCGGACTAATAGACAAGGCTTTACTACAAAAAAAGATGCTGAGATTGAATATCTAAGATTAAAAGAAAACGGACTAAATAAGACTGTATCAATAACACTTGATGAGGCTTATCAAGAGTGGATAAACTCTTATAAACTCACAGTTAGAGGCTCTACACTTGAAAATACTGTAGCTATCTATAAAAATCATATACAATGTTTAATCGGCAAAAAAAAGATAGACACATTTACAACATCATTTATGCAGCAATTTATTAATGATATATCAAAAAAAACTGATCTGTTTAGTAGAGTCAAATCCATTCTAAGTCGCATTTTTGATATGCAAGTTAGAAATAAAAATATATCTTTCAATCCTTGCAAAGACATCATATTACCCAAAAAGCAAGCTAAGAGTGATGAAAAAATTGAAAACTTTTACAACAAAGACGAGCTCACAATATTTTTAAAATTAGCAATAGAACAGCTACCTTTCAAGTATTATGTATTTTTCCACCTGCTTGCCTTTACAGGAATGCGACGAGGCGAGGCACTTGCACTGTTAAAATCTGATATAGATATAAAAAATAAGCAAATATCCATAACAAAAACACTATCACGCAATCAAAACAATGCAAAGGTAGTTAATGCAACAAAAACATCAGACGGAAACAGAATAATTGACATTGATGATAATACATTGAAATTACTCATAAAATTGATGAATACAAATGACGGCGATATTCTGTTTATTGATGAAAATTCAAACTATATACACCTAAGCACACCTATCAAATATCTTGACAAGCTCGTCAAAGACAATGATTTAAAACGTATAACTGTCCACGGACTGAGACATACACACTGCAGTCTGCTCTTTGAGGCAGGTGCAACCGTCAAAGAGGTACAACACCGCTTAGGTCATAAAGACATTAAGACAACTCTTGATATTTACACGCATTTAACCAAAAATCAAAAAGTAGATACAGTAAATAAATTTTTAAATTTTATAAATCAATCGTAACATTTTTCGTAACAATAAAAAATGAGATGTTGAAAATTCAACATCTCTAATCTTATTGGTGCAAAGGAAGGGACTTGAACCCTCATGCCATATCTGGCATACGCCCCTCAAACGTACGTGTCTGCCGATTCCACCACCTTTGCACGACAGTAGATATTTTACCATATTTAAATTTTTTTTCAAGCCCTAATTTAAAAATATTTATAATAATTTGTCAAAAATATTATAAGTGTTTAAAAACTGCTTGATAATTATATAGAAGAAAGAATTATTTGTTCTAAACTAAGATTATTTTGTTATATTTTTACTATTTAACTTTATATTTACAGCAATAACTTATGATTTTTATTTTTATTTTAAAAATTATTCCATTTTTATTTTAAAATTATTTATTTCGGGTATATCAAAAACGTATCAAACTTATTTGATTTATTAGTTGAGGTGAGTTTTATGAAAAAAATTCTTGTTCCAATAGACGGTTCCAAATATTCTTTTAAAGCTCTCGAAAAAGCAAGAGTACTTTGCGAAAAATTTGGAAGTGAATTAATCGTCATTACGGTAGTTTCAGACATAGTTGCTCTAAATGTCGATTACAAGATTGACATAATAAGTCAAAACATAGCATCTGCTGAACAAATGCTCAAACAAATAGAACTTGATTTTAAAGATTCAAACATTAAATTAACTACTATGTATAAGGTAGGAGATATTACAAGAGAGATAGTGGAACAAGCTGAGAAGAGCGATGTAGACCTGATTGTTATGGGTAGTCGTGGTCTTGGTATGCTTTCGAGGACTTTTTTGGGAAGTATCTCTCACAAGGTTATAAATAATACTGATAGATCTGTTTTAGTTGTAAAATAGCTTTTCAACTTGATAAGTTTTGATGTTCATCAGTTATTTTCTGCTTATGCAGTGGATATAATATTATTAAATCTCAAATTTTTGGAGGTATCAATTAATGAAAGTTGCAATTAACGGTTTTGGAAGAATAGGTAGGCTTGCTTTTAGAAGAATTCAAGAGGTGTCAGGCATAGAAGTAGTTGCTATAAACGACCTTACAGATAACAAAATGCTTGCTCATCTGCTCAAGTATGACTCTACACAAGGAAGATTCAACGGAACTGTAGATTATACCGATGATAAATTCATAGTAAACGGTAAAGAAATAAAGACATTCGAGTTGGCTAATCCTTCTGAATTGCCTTGGGGACAATTGGGAGTAGATGTTGTTCTTGAATGTACAGGATTTTTTACTGATGAGAAAAAAGCTGAGGCTCACATCCAAGCCGGTGCAAAAAAAGTACTTATCTCAGCTCCTGCTACCGGAGATGTAAAAACTGTAGTATACAACGTAAATCATGATATACTTGATGGTAGCGAAAAAATAGTTTCAGGTGCTTCTTGTACTACAAACTGCCTTGCTCCTATGGCAAAGGTGTTAAATGATAAATTTGGAATAGTACAAGGTATAATGACTACTATCCACGCTTATACAGGAGATCAAAATACTCTTGACGCTCCTCACAGAAAGGGAGATTTAAGAAGAGCAAGAGCTGCTGCTGAAAATATAGTACCAAACTCAACAGGAGCTGCAAAGGCTATAGGTCTTGTAATACCTGAACTAAAAGGAAAATTGGACGGTTCTGCACAAAGAGTATCAGTTCCTACAGGATCTGTTACAGAGCTTGTATCTGTACTTGCAAAACCTGTTACAGTTGCTGAAATAAATGCTGCTATGAAGGCTGCTGCTAACGAATCTTTCGGATATACTGAAGATGAAATAGTATCATCTGACGTAATAGGAATATCAGAGGGTTCTCTATTTGACGCTACTCAAACAAAAATAGTAGATGTTGACGGAAAACAACTTGTAAAGACTGTTGCTTGGTATGACAACGAAATGTCTTA